CATTTTAATGCAAAACGAGAGTTCTTAATTTTATCAGCAAAACGATCTGTGCAAATTGCAACACCTGATTGGGCAGCTGATATGAATGAAATACTTTCTATCATGGAAGAATTTTTACAAGTAATGCAAAGAATAACTAATGGATCATCACCATATCCAACAGTACCAGGAATTGGAAATGCACCAACAATGGCCAATCCAGAAGCAGGAGCAATTGCATCTTTAGTTTCAAGAATTCAAGCACAAAGACAATAGGAGAATAAAATGGCTTTAATACCACCAAATTTAGAACGAGATATAAAAAAAGCATTATCTGCAAGTAAAAGCGGAAAAAACCAAGCTCAAGCAGAAGCTATTCTTGCAAGAGGCCTTGCTGTTGCAATAGATAAATATATAAAATCAGGAACTGTTAACACGGTCGTTGCAACATCAGGAGGACCTGGTACAGGAGTAGGAGCTATCTCGTAAAAAACTATCAACATTTAGTATACAACTATATTTATATAAAATGATAATAGATAGGAGTATACTATGGAAACAAAAAGTTTTGTAAAAATTTTACGTAAAGTAATCCGCGAAGAAGTACGTTCCGCGGTAAAAGAAATGCTAGTTGAGCAGAAAAAGCCAGCTAGGAAAGTTATAGATCATGGTTTATCACTACATAAGATGGTAGAACAAAATGATAGACCTAAAAAGAAGTTTTCTAATAATAGTATGTTAAATGATATACTTAATGAAACGTCGGCTGATTTTAATCCAACTGAGTTTAGAGGAGAACCAGCTTACCCAACAATGCAAGATCAAGCATTTACATCTGATCAAGCACCTGGATTTGCATCTATGATGAATAATAGAAATTTAGGTAATACAATACCTGCCACAGATATTAACGGTGCACCTGTTAATTCGGCAGCATTACCTGATACATTAACAAAAGCATTAACTAGAGATTATTCAGGATTAATGGGAGCAATAGACAAAAAGAAAGGTGTTAAATAATGGCTAAACAACCAGAATATAGATATAATCCATTAGATTTTGAACCAGATGTAGCCGTCGGTGTATTATTACCATTTAATGGTGATGCGCCTGGTAGAACATTTAATCAAAACTATGCGTCAGGATCTGTATCTGGAGCATCTGTTTTTGCGCAATCATATAGTACTGAAGATCAAGCTATATCAAATCTAAAAAATTTATTATTAACACGTAAAGGTGAAAGATTTATGCAGCCAGATTTTGGTACTCGTATATTTGATAGTTTATTTGAACCGAGTACATCAGATCTAGAAATTGCATTAGAAGATACATTGAATGAAGATATTGCAACATGGTTGCCTTATATAATAATTGATACTATTGATGTAGATAGGCATATTGATACGCATACAATAGAAATTACATTGTCAATAAGAGTAACAGAACAAGGAGCCAATACTCAAATAAAATTGCTAATTGATTCAGACGGAATTCAAGTAAATGAACTAGTATTATAAAGGGATATATTATGCCAGATTTAGTTAAAAAAGATGTTAAGTACTTAAATAAAGATTTTGCGCAATTGCGTAAAAATTTAATTGATTTTACAAAAACATACTTTCCAAATACATATAATGATTTTAATGAATCATCTCCAGGAATGATGTTTATGGAAATGGCTGCATACGTTGGCGATGTATTAGCATTCTATACAGATACGCAAGCAAGAGAATCATTACTATCAGTTGCAGAAGAAAGATATAATATTTATCAGTTAGCACATTTATTTGGATTTAAGCCAAAAACATTTACGCCTGCTGTAACTAAAATAGACGTATACCAACTAGTTCCAGCTATTGGAACAGGAGTTAATGCAAAACCAGATATGAAATATGCATTAACTCTAAAATCAAATGCACAAATAAGTACAGAACAATCTCAAACATTTAGAACGTTAGAACCTGTCGATTTCAAGTTTACCAGTTCAGTTAGTCCAACAGAAACAACAGTTTATGAATTAGATGAATCTGGAAATGTAACATATTACTTACTTAAAAAACAAACAGATGTCGTATCTGGATTAGTTAAAACGGCTACATTTACATTTGATGCGCCAAAAATATATGATAAAATAGTATTACCAAAAGAAGATACAAATGTATTAGAAATAATATCTTGTGTAGATAGCGATGGAAATAATTGGAATGAAGTAGATTATTTAGCACAAGATACTATAATGGAATCAATACGAAATATTCCATTTAATGATCCAGGACTAGCAGAGTTTCAAGGATCAGCACCTTATATATTAAAATTAAAAAGAACGCCAAGAAGATTTGTTACTAGACTACGAGAAGATGATAGAACTGAAATTCAATTTGGATCTGGTATATCATCTGATGCTGATGAAGAAATTGTTCCTAATCCAAAAAATGTAGGAATGGGATTAGATTATTTGAAACGAACGGTTGATACTAGTATAGATCCATCAAACTTTTTATACACAAGTACATATGGTATATCACCTAGTAATACTACTCTTACTATTACATATACCGTAGGAGGAGGCGTAGGAGATAATGTTGCAGCAAATACGATAACAACAAAAGACGTAGTAGAATTTGAAAATCCTGTTGATGTTTTAGATAATGCATTATTAACATCAGCACAAAATTCTGTACAATTTAATAATCCAAATCCAGCCGTTGGAGGAAAATCATTAAATAATCTTGAAAATATAAGACAAGATGCAATGGCAAATTTTGCTGCTCAAAACAGAGCTATTACAAAAGAAGATTATATTGTTAGATGTTATGCTATGCCAGCAAAGTTTGGAAGCGTAGCTAAAGCATATATTGTACAAGACAATCAAGTTGATTCAACAAACCCAGCAGATAGAATACCAAACCCATTTGCATTAAACTTATATTGTTTAGGGTATGATAAAAATAAAAACTTTATACCATTAAATAGAGCTATTAGAGAAAACTTAAGAACATATCTAAAACAGTTTAGAATGGTAACAGATGCAATAAACATTAAAAATGCATTTGTAATTAATGTAGGTATCGATTTTGAAATAATTGTAAGACCAAATTATAATGCTAATGAAGTGATATTAAGATGTATAGAATATCTTAAAAATCGTTTTGATAACGATAAAATGAGTATTAATGAACCAATTATAGTTGGTAATTTATTTTCTGAGTTAGATAAAATAGAAGGAGTGCAATCAGTAGTTGATATTGAAATTACAAATCTTTTTGATACTAACGAAGGATACTCAGGTAATGTATATGATATAGACGGAGCTACAAAAAATAGAGTTGTATATCCATCATTAGATCCAAGTATATTTGAAATCAAATATCCATTAAAAGATATTAAAGGACGAACAGTAACATTTTAGGGAATAACGCATGTATTATCATATATTTACAGAAAGAGATTCAACCATATACGAAAAATATCCTAATAAAAATACTGGGATAGATGAAATATTAGAATTGGTAAAAATAGCATCTGGTTCTTTATCAGAAGGCTTTTATCAATCTAATACTTTTAACTCACGTATATTATTAGATTTTGCAACACAACTTACAGAAATATCAAATTCAATTGTATCAGGAGAAATACCAACAGCATCTATTGCAAACGGATCACAATTCTTTTTATCATTGAAAGCAATGAATGCAGAATCGTTACCAATATCATATTCATTAGTTGCATATCCTGTATCTGAATCATGGGTAAATGGTACAGGTTATTATAATGATAGGCCGGAAACAAGAAATGGAGTTTCTTGGTATTATCGTGATTCATATGATCAAGCTACTTCATGGAATACTAGTTCAACATCAGGTAATTCTGGATTTTCAAATGGAACTACATTTAACGGAGGAGGAAATTGGTATACAGGATCTCTTTATGAAGCAACTCAATCATTTAATTATGGTTCACCTGATGTTAGATTAAATATTACAAATATGGTTGATTTTTGGCTAAAGTCAGGAAGTAGTTATAATAATGGTATAATAATTAAAAGACCTGAAATTGATGAAAAGAGTGGTGATGAATTTGGAACATTACAATTTTTTGGAAAAGATACTCATACTATATATGTACCAAAAATAGAAGTAGCTTGGGACGATAGTTCAATTGATACTACAGGATTAGATGAATTGTCAGATGATAATATAACATTGTATTTTAAGAATCTAAAATCAGAATATTTAGAAAATACAAAAACTAAATTAAGAATAGTAGGACGAAAAACATATCCTACAAAAACATATTCAACAGCATCTTTTTATAGTAGAGTAGAACATTTACCTACATCATCATATTATGCAGTTAAGGATGCAGTAACAGATGAAACTATAATTCCATTTGATCATACATTTACTAAAATATCATGTGATTCAACAGGAAATTATTTTAATATAAGATTGAATTCGTTTTTACCAGAACGAACATATAAATTTGTAATTAAAACCGTAAATGATGGAGGAGATAATACTAGATATCATGATAACGGTTATTTCTTTAAGGTAGTGAGATAATATGGCAACAAAAGAAAATTTTAAGACACGAAATCCTAGAAATGTACAAGATGTACCATTTGATAGAGAAGATATAATTAGAGAATTGTTACCAGAATTTACTGGTACAAATAAACTTGATAAGGATATAGCAAGAGCAGAAAATGTAATTGATCCTACAGCTCCATCCGAAAAAGAAATAAAAGATAGAGAAGGGATTGTAGATAGAAATCAATTTGGTACAATTGAATTACCAGCTGGTACACCAAGAAAACATATTGTATTACCATTAACAGTAGAAAGAATAACATTAAAGTCTGTACGTAAAGTATTAGGATCGGATATAGTATTTGAGCATTTTGCTCTCAAATAGGATATAATATATGTCATTAAAACAATATAAAAATAGTGAAGACATTCTAACGTCAAAAACTTCTATAGAAGGTTTTAGATGGAAGCCAACAGATTTTAGTATTCTAAATACTGAAAAAGCTCTTGCTATAGGAGATGATCCAAGTGATCAGTTATTTGATTACGCAGTTGAGATGCATGTCTATACTCCAGACGGAACATGGGTAGCAGGAGATCATAGATTATCATCGGCTAAAATAACAGAAACAGCTGAAGAAAAACCTCAACTTGAAATTGACATTGCATCTGAATTAGAAGGTATTGGAATTGAAAGAGGATCATATAAATTAGCATTTAACTTTTCTAAAAACTTATTAGGTAATACAGAAAATAGATCAGTTTTTATTAAAGAAATATCACCTGATAGAAAAGAAGTTTGGTTATCAATTGCTGATTCACTTAAGACAAATGTAATACCTGATGACAATATCAATATTACATTAGGAACTCAATTTTATCGTTTTAGAAGATTTGTAAATTTAAGATATGCAAAAAAAGTAGGTCATAACAATATAGTATTAAATTTAGGTAATAACAATATATTCAAAGTTGTAAATGCTCGTATAGGAGGTCTTACCGTAGCCGAAGAAGTTGGAGAAACAAATTTATATACAGGAACAAATATCTATTTGAGATTATATGAAGAACTGCCAACTGAAATTGTTGAAAAACAAAGAGGCTGGATAGCTCAAGAAGATAAGCGACCATATATTGAATCAATTAACATTTATCCAAAAGTTGAAGAAGAAAAATTTAATACAATCAAAGGACCAAATTTTGAGATAGATCATGGTTATGCCATGAAAACAGAAACAGAATTTAAGACTTGGAATGAATTACTTGATACAACAACATCTACATCACAACAAATTATTGATAGATATTTTAGTGGATCGTTAGAAGGTATTAATCTAAATGTTGACTATAGTACATTTGATAACTTTGTCAATTACGGTTCGGCAGAAGAACGATTAAAGAACTTTAGATATAAATTACAACTGGTTGAGTATTATGACGAACAAATTAAAGTATTAAATGCAGCTACTGGAGCAGATGCATCATCATTGCAAGGAAATGTTTCTATTAATCAAAAACGAAAAGATGAAGTTATAAGCGGATTTGATGGATTTGAAAAATGGGCATATTATCAACCAACAGCTAGTTTATTTACTCACGGTGTTTCTGGATCTACAGTATATGCTGAAGATTATTGCATCAAACCATTTCCAAAATTCTTATCTGGAAGTAGTTATTATAACTATCATACAACATCTAGTTTAGGAGCAGCTTGGTTAAATGGATTAATTGCATCAGCATCATTATATGATTTAGAAAATGATAATTCATTAATAAATACAATACCAGAAAACATTCAACGAAATGAAAATAATGATCAATATGTATTATTTGTTAATATGATTGGACATCATTTTGATATTTTATATTCATATATTCGTGAATTAACAAGATTCCATAGAACAGAAGAACATCCTAAACTAGGAATACCAGGAGAATTATTATATGATACTGCCAAATCAATGGGATGGCAATTATCAAATGGAAATCAAGCAGAAGCATTATGGCAATATACCGTAGGTAAAAATGTTTCTGGATCATATCAATCAACAGGTTCATTGTTTAGTAAATCATCAGAAGATATTACTCATGAGGTATGGAGAAGAATTGTAAATAACTTACCTTATTTATTAAAAACAAAAGGAACAAAAAGAAGTATATATGCATTAATGAATACATATGGTATTCCGCAAACATTGTTATCAATTCGAGAATATGGAGGACCAAAAGCACCAGAACAAGAACCAGATTTAATTGAAGATAGATTTGC